GTTTGTCTCTGAGGATGCTGCATTTGCTTCTGAAGCAGCGGCTTTATTGGTACTCGATTGAATCGCATCTGTGTTTGTACTAGAGATTCCGGTCTGAGAATAGAAAGATGATGCCATGGCTGTTAATCTCCATAGACTACTGTTGGGCGCATTACCTGACTTATGCCTGACTGCTCTGCAGAATTACTTTGTTCTTGTAGTTCAGCAAGGAACTGTCCTGACTTCTGTTCAAAGATAGCCGCTCTCTCATCCATAAAATAATCTGCAGCATAAGAAAGTGCAGTGTATGTAAGTATGTCTGATGCTATGGCAGTAAGAGCATTTGTGTCAGAATCGTTTACAAGGTTTGGGAACTCAGCATAGTAGTCTAAGTATACTGTTCCTGTGGTAGGTTGAGGATGTAAGAGGATCTTACTTAGTTGACGACACATCTGTCTCGGCACGCCCTGTTCACCAGTCTTCTGTGCTTGGAGCATCTCGTGATGTGGAATCCGTGTAAGAGCAACGCCATCCATGTAGACACTTATTATTTCAAGTAAGTTTGTAGGATAAGTGATCTCACCAGTTTGACCTGAGATATTGTAACTCTGTTGAGCCTCTTGTGCAGGGGTCCTCAGTACTCGGGATATTCTAGTAGTGGCTTGGTCGATGAAGGTATCGGCAAGAGTATCAGGGCAGTCACTACGGTTCAGAAGGGCCTTAAAGTGCGCCCTGATTTGTCCTTTGTTCATTTAGTACCTCTTAGATTTAGTCACTTTCTTCTTTTTCTTTGTGACCTTCTTTTTCTTCTTTGGCGGTCTGCCAACTTTAGATCCGTAAGTTCCAATTCCACGAGGCATATTAAACCTTCCTCTTCTTAGTAGGCTTCTTTTTCTTAACAGGCTTTTTGGCAGTCAGTGCCGCTTTACGGAATGCCGCGTCAGTCGGAGCGCCCTTGTCGCCCTTCTTTCGCATAGGCTTTCCAGACTTGCGTCGTTTAGCGATGTTCTCGTATAGGCTCATGTCAGGTCCTCTTTGACTTGGCACCGCTGCACTTCCATCGTTTTCTCGATAGATTCAGCGGTGAATTTGGATTCTTTGCGGCTTTCGGATGCTTCTTCTTTTGCGCCAGTGATCTGGCACAATAAGCGTCACCCTTCTTTGTCCCTGCGCGGACCCGAGGTCCTCCGTCTTTCGCTTTGCCCGATTGACCGTAGGAAACACGTTTGCCGCTTTTTGTGACTTTGACTTTTGCCTTACCTGTTCTCGGGGTTGCCATTGTTAAACCTTCCGATCCGTTGCCATGAACGCATCAAGGTTTTCTCTTTTTAATCTTGCGACAATATCCTTACCTGTGGCTTGCCAGAGGTCGAAGCCTTCTCTCAGCCACTTCTCAACTACCACAGTCGGTATTGAGGCAACTCTATGGAAATCACCCATAGGCTTAGAAGTACTTTCATTACGAGCATCTTTCAGATCATCTAGGAATGTTTGGGAGATGTTCTGAGTATGTTTTCTTGTGATGTCACCGACTTCAAATATGAAATCTGTGTTGGACTGTGTGAGGTCAGTGATCTTATCTTTTGTAGAATTTAGTAGCATAGGCCATCCTTGAAAATAAAAAGGACCGCACCAGACACACAGTAAGGAGAGCAAAACCCATGTGATCTAGTGCGGTCCAACAAGAACCGAGGTTCTATTCGGTATTAGGTGAGAGCGTTAATCTGTACGCTATCGCCGTGGTTCATGTGCTTGACAGACATTTCTCCGACGACAAAATGCTTGTCGCTGTCGCCGTCTTTCGCCAAGAGTGTTCGTGTGAACGGACGAAGTGTACATGTCTTAAACATCGACGGATCGATCAATAGGGCATGTGTTGCTTCTAAGTGACGGTTCAACACCACCCTGTATTCACCGTATGGAGACACATACAAGTCAATCGCATTTACCAATGTTTTGCTTTGGGCAATCTCACGGTTACGACCAGAACTTGCTGAGAACCCTGCTACGATTTGAGCGTCTGCAGGTTTAATCATGAAAGTGTCTACGTCTGAGCCGTTGTTATATGCAGTTTGACCTGCAGCCAATAACATCGCCTCAGTCAGGGCACCAGAGCCACCTGCTTGTACAGTTGAGATCTGGTTGATAACGCTCTGTGCTTTACGCGCCGCACTTGAAGAACCTGCTACGGCTGCTTGATCCGCACCGACGAGCATAAATTCTGCATCACGCTTGATGGATTTCAATGCTTTGCCAAGTTGATGTGCAGTTTCCTTCGCACGACCATAAGTGCCAACAGCATCTGCAGTTGCAGAAACTTGGAACGCTTTGGTCAGGATCTGAGTATTATTTGTGCGTTCAACAGCGTCTGTTAGTGTCGCCATTGATGCCGCTGCGCCCTCGACTGCCGCGTTAACTCCGGCTGATGCCAAAGAATCCTCAAGCCAAGAGAATGTCCGAGCAGACACTTTCTCGTCTTTGAACATGGTCATGGCAGGTGTATCGAATGGCGTGATATCGGTTATAATGTCTGCGACACTCTCTTTTTTCCCTACCTGATCGTAGGTTGTATAAGTAGTCATTTTTAAGTTTCCTTAAAGTTAGATAAGATTGAAGTGGAAAGACTAACTTTCCCAACGTGCCATTAGGGCATCTGCAATGTCATCCATGCCACCGCCGTACTTTGGATTATCTCGAAGTTTTTGCTGTGCCTTTTGGGCATTGGCCTTCTTAATCTGAGTTTTGGTGGGTGGGGATTTCTTAGAACTCAAAACTTTGGTCTTCTTTGTCTTTTTAGTCACTTTGGCTTTAGCCTTCTTCGATTGGGCCGTCGCTTTAGTTTCATCGTAAAGACGAGCCTTGTTTATCAGCATGATTACATTTGGATCTGTGTACTGATCTACTTGGTTTTGAGGTAGGCCGTTTTTGACTGCATACGACCTGATGTCGTTATACATCTCGTTGCCCCAGTCTGGAATTGTGTCCTCTAACACACGAATACATTCTTTCGCGGCTGCTTGGACTGCAGACTGATGCTTGACTTGCATATCTTGTAGCAAGGCGTGGCTTTCTTCTTCGAGGAACTTTACGTCCTCTTCGGCCTGACGTGCATCCTGTCTCAGTTGGGCAAATGTTTCAGTGTCCATCTGTGACTGAGCAACCATCATGTCCATATCTGCATACGGCTTCAATCGCTCTTTGGCACGGTCTAAGAGTTTCTGGTATGACGCTGTAGTCCTCACAAAGTCTTCCTCTGTGATTTTACGTTGGTCGGCTAAGTCTTGAGACTTTCTAGTGAGGGATGCTTCCTGACCTGCTAGTCGCTTCAAGTCCTTCACAGATACCTGTTTGGTTTCACCGTTGACCTTGATTTCGACAACTGTATCGTCCGAGGCGATTGTCACTTCTTCAGTGGTATCATCGTCCTCTTCGTCCTCATCGTCTTCTTCTTCTTGGTCTTCGGTATCTTCCTCTTCATCAGGGTCCGCTTCGTACTCTTCGTCGTCTTCGAGTTCTTCTGCTTCCTCAATTTCAACTTCTTCTACGTCTGTCTCATCGACGTCTTCAGTTGTTGCCTCCACTTCTTCGTCTTCAGATGGCTTTTCAGCGTCTTCCCAACGATTTAGGATGGCGTCAGCCGCGTCACTGAGATCCAGTGCGCGAGGTTCAGATTCGGTCTTTTGCACGTTTGACATGGTGCTAGTCCTCTTCTTGGCTAGTGTCGCCGTTCTCTTTGATGCTATCTCGCACCGCGACTTTATGTTTAAAATGGTTCACCACGTCTACAAGTGCGCGATAGTGGCGATATGAAGTCTCACGTCTTTCATGTTCGTGAGGTTCTGTGTTGACGAATGCTTTGAAAGCCTCGTCTACTAATTCATTTACAGTGGCGTTGAATGCCGAGGATCCTAAGATTTGCTCGACCTCATCGCCTTGCTGAATCATTTGCTCTTCTTGTGTTGTCATAGTTCCTTTATCCATTAGGGCTTGCTATTGCTCGGACATCTTCAGCATTTCTAGCGATCTCAAGTTCTTCGAGGTTCACCATCTCTTTATGCTGTTGTTGGCTCTCTTGGAGATCCATCTTGTCCGACTTGAGGGCGTAATCTCTCTCTGCCTTGAGTGCATCAAGTTCGAGTTTCATACGACCAATCTCTGCTTCAAAGGCTGTCTTCTGTTCGGCAACCTGAGTTTGACGATCCGAGATCTCAAGTTGCTTCTGCGCCATTTGCATTTGCATCTGTTGATTTGGATCTGGTTGTGGTGGTGGGATCATCTTCGGATCTTTCAAGAAGTCAGCTATGTTCTTGATCCCTGACATATCTAGGATCTTGGCAAGCATTTGATGCTTCTGTTCGGGTCCATACATTCCACCTAAACTTGGGTCTGCAGAGAACAGTTGATGGAAAGCCAGATACTTCTGGATCTGTGTCTCCTGTTCACCGTAACCAAGGTTGAACTCAACCATCACGTCACGTTTGTCTGACCACTGTGCAGGTGTGATATTCACATAGGTTCCTGCTAACTCAACGATCTTCTCCTCTGTCTCGTTCTCTACGCAGATCTGGTAGACCTTGAGAAAGAGTGGTTTCAAGAAGTTGTTGGCAAAGTTTCTAGCAATGATCTTTTGCCTTTGTTGGCTCATGCTTGCTAGTTGTTCGACCATCGCAGCCGAATTTTGGTGACTGATGGCGTCTTTGTTTAATCCTCGGGAAAGTCGAGAGACGCCACTTGTATCCTCTTTATCTTGGTCCAACATGCTTATGGTCTGGAACACAAATGGATTGAGACTTGCTTGAGGCATTGGGTTTATTGCGTCGGGCCTAGTCACATTGACAATGCCTCCGACGCGATTGTCGATTAGTTCTCTTGGATTAGTGAGGCCACCTTTGACCACTGTATATCTAGGGTTGTTTGTAACCATAGCGTGATCGAGGATGGAGCGTGTCAGAATTGTGCGCGCATTTTGGATAGCAACCAGTTTGTCGGCAAAGTTATTACCATGGAAGGCGTGTGGAATAGGTAGAGGAACGAAAGCCACAAATGGCAGTCTCTGGACCTCTTCACATTCCAATAAAGTACCACCAGACTTGACGATACGATAAAGAGAACAGACGCCCTCTCCATACTTATCGAGTTCCATGAACGCCTCGACGACAGTTACCTGTCTGGACATCTTCTGGTTACTGTTTGCCTTGAAACCTCGGTCTGCACCGATCTCATTAAAACGCGATAGGATCTCTGGATCGTTGTCGAAGTCATTATCTTCGTCGTTAATGTCCATAACTACGTCTTCGTCATAGCCCATTTCGATTAGATCGGAGAGTGACTTCTTGGTTCTGTGGGCCAGAAACATGGCACTTTCTAGTGACTTACACTGGGGCTCAATGAGGAACTCTTCTGGAGCAACGGCTTCAATCTTGACCTGTGATGTGTCTCTATAGATCCGAAGTTGACCATTGTTCATTCCGTATTCGTCTGTCTCAACCTCTTCGATCTCAGTCATCTCATCTGCGAGACGCATATCTAGTTCTTCTTCTGTGAGATCCTCGATGTCTTCGAGATGGCTTTCAGTTCTTTGGTCCCAATAGACTTTACACAGTCCGGCTCTAGCAATCAGTCCATCGTGAATCACTGTCTGCATAGTTTCGAAAAGATTGTTCTGACGATGAAGAACGTAGTCTGTGTACTCTGTGCAGACTTCAGCCATTTGCACATCGTCAACATTCTGAGGAGCGAAGCGAAGGGTTTTGTTACCTGTACTGAAAGTCTCAAGTAGTGCAGCCTTCATTGACTCCACGGCATCGTAGACGTCCTGCGAAACGTACTTAGAGTTTCCGTCGTGAGCAGGTTTAGGTAGATGGGCTGAGTAGTAGTCCATAACCTTTTGTCGCTCTTTCGACAGTTCACTATCGTAGTAGCCTATTGATCGTCTCAAGTTCTGATCAACTAATGAGAGGATCTTCTCGTCATCAAGTTTTTGTAATTCTTCTGATTTCATATCTAAACCATCTCAATGTAAAATTCATCGACTGCTTCTATCGGCTCCCACACACCCTCATGAATGTGATTTGCGAGTGCTAAACTCATTACACAGTCGTCAAAACATCCACTTTCTGCCTCCATCCCACCGCTATTGGTTACGATGTATGTGAGCATTTCACGGATAGTGACTTTATCGTTAAGTTCGATCGTTCCATCCCTAGTCGTTGCCCTTAGTTCATCGATGACAAGCGGTTTAGTTTTGGAAGTAGTTGTGAAACCGAGTTTTACGGTCTCTTTGTCTGTAAGTTTATCGACTTGGATCTCAGTGTAGAAATTTGGATAAGCCATGTCCTTACCGAGCCTTGTGCAGGTCAGTATGCCGTGACTGTTGTTTTCTACAATTATAAGAGCCTCGTTGAAGAACGTACCTAAAGCAAAAAGAACTTCTGCAAAGTAGTCAGGATGCACTCTGGCTCGATATGTGGCTACTTGTCTTTTCTTCGAGTCCAAGACTTGTGCTACACTCCAGTCTCCACCGGACACGCCCATAGCAACATCTGCACCGATCGTATATCTCTCTCCGGCATCATGTTTCTTGTAGAGTGATAGTTCGCCTCTAGGGTTCTCTAGCCACTCATCGCCTTCAAGCGCCAGTCGATTGATAGGGTCTGGAGCATCGTTGAGAGCCTCTTGTAATGTCTCGGGATTAAACACTGGTCTCCCAGTTGTGAGAAAGGCTTCATCAGCCTCGATAGGGTACTCTTGTTTGAATAGATCAATTCCGTTCTGGGCGATCTTACGTCGCCTAAACATGAGTTGCTCATCATCAAGACCATACTTCTCAACTAGTTCTTCCTCTTCTGGTGTCTGCTCGAAGTTCTTAGGAACTGGTTCCCTATAGTCGGGGTCTAAATGCCAAGGAATGAAGACAGGTATGTATCCATTTTTACCTTCGACGGCTCCTCTCCACAGATCATAGAAAACACCACTAACACCGTTAGCCGTACTCTCTACAAAGATTGCAGTTCCTTTTTTGTTTGGGACTGCTTGCGTGAGGCCGTTCCAGTTCTCTAGCGCCGTGGACTTAGACCAAAACGCTATTTCAGAAGCATGAACATGGGTTAAAGTCTCACCTCGACCAATACTTTCACCTCCTGCCGTCGCAACAACATAAGAACTATCTAAGACGTCAAATGTAAGTTCACGGCGAGAGGAGTATTTAGTGTGAGGCTTTAGTAACTCAGGGCAGTTCTCATGATACCTCTTAGTCATATCAAACAATGCTCTAGTACTGTCAGAATGATGAGTAATCACCAGTGCCTTACAAGCCTTCCGTTGAGACACGTTGTGGTAAAGGTAGCCACCACAATAGGTACTAAGACCTTGCTGTCTCGCCTTGAGTATTATGATACGAACTTTGCCCTCAGACTCTAACTGTTTGTCTACTGCATCTTGAAGTAACTTCTGTGCAGGTTTGAGATTGAGAGACTGTATGTCTCCATCTTTAGTTCTAATCTTTAGGGCTGATTTTGCGTAGAAGTCGAAGTCATCAAATAGTCGTTGTCTGACTGCTTTAAGTTTCTTGTCCATTTTGCTCTTCTTGTTCCTCATCGCTGTCTAACAGCGACTCCAAGAAGGCTTCTGCCTTACCGATTGTGACTTCGCTCTTAGCGGCAGGTTTTGTCTTAGTGAAATCCAAGACCATTCGAGCCGCTGTGAGGCGGTCTCTGTTTTGTGCAGGTTCGCGCATTATCTCGACGGCTGTCTTGAGTGCTTCGACTGCAAATTCGTCGTCGATATCGTTTTCTTTAGCCATTATCGCAACAATCCTTTCAGCATCTGCTTTTGCTTGTTTTCTGATCGGCTTGATCATCTCTGCAGTGTAACCGTCTGGAGTTCCTCTTGGACGTCCTGCATTTTTCTTAGGCTTGTTTGACCACTGCTTCCTCAATGCCCTGCCTTCTGGTGTAGACATGAGTGTAGTGAAATAGTTTGCTTTGCCGTGATTTGCCTTTTTCGGATGAGTAAGTTCCTTCTTTGGTGCTTTCTTCCGAGGCTTCTTTGGTGCAACCATATAAGTCTCCATATGTAGAAAAGGCCCCGAAGGGCCTCTTTACGCTGTTAGGATGCCGTCTGGCATGACCTCTTCATCTGGTTCCTCAAGTCCGAGGG